ACACTTAATCTAAAAAATAGACAGAAAGCCATAGATGAATATCACTATGGTCCCTTAAATCCAAATGAACCCAATGATGAATATTGGCAAGAACTAGCAGACAAATGGAACACTGATGATATTGAATCAGTCAAACAAAACCGCTGTGGCAACTGTGCGGCATTTGACATATCAGAAGACATGCTAGATTGTATAGCCAAAGGTATAGGCTCAGAACCAGGATCAAATCCTATGGACACTATTGATGCCGGTGATCTAGGCTACTGCAAGTTTCTTAAATTTAAATGTGCGAGTAAACGCACCTGTGACGCTTGGGTCGAAGGAGGACCAGTTACCAAATGAAAATTAATGAATTTTTATCAGAATCAAAAATAGCGGAAGAAATATATCATGGTGATGAATTTTTTGAAGCATATGGTGAAATGTGGTACAACGAAGATGAACAATTGGATGAAGCAGAGTATCATGGTCGCAAAGTACCTCTTGGTAAGCCTATGCGTGGCGATGTTAAGAAATTTAAGGTTTATGTTAAAGATCCTAAGACTGGCAACATCAAAAAAGTAAACTTTGGTGATCCTAATATGCGTATCAAAAAATATATTCCAGCCCGCAGGAAATCATTCCGTGCCCGTCATAACTGTGATAATCCAGGACCGCGTACTAAAGCCAGATATTGGTCTTGCCGTAAGTGGTAATGTAAATGACCAATTGGGATATCTACGTTAGAGAGTCGTATGATATCGTTCGCAGAGCAGAGTGCGAACTTACAATTAATTTGGCACACGAAGTAGAAGCATACATAGTACACCTATTCGCACACTATCTAGACAAACCAAATGTTAACACAGTTCCTGTAGGTGTTAAACTACTAACTAGTGTCAATCTCCCCGTAAAAGCTAAAAAAGAAATGCTGAAAAATGTAGGCGATGAATGCTTGTTAATCAACAGCATGGAATGGGGTCGTCCACGTTGGCCTACCGAAATTTATTATGCTGATATGGGACAAATGGCTTACGTGTCAAGAGCCTACGCTGAACGTCCACCAGAAGAGTTGTTTGACGATCTAGCTTATCAATTCCAAACTGCTACCAAAATACTCAGAAAATGCAGAATAAATTAACAAACTCGTAGACACGCATATATAATTATAGTATAATATATTTTTCAACCAAGGAGAGCCACATCATGGCATCAAAAATGTTTTCAGGCGAACAAAAAGCCAAACTAACACAGTTAATTAACGAAGGTATTGCTGTATTACAAGAAGTAGAAGATCTGTCAGCAGGTCTAAACGATACTGTTAAAGCAGTAGCAGAAGAATTAGAAATTAAACCTAGTTTGCTCAAAAAAGCGATTAAGATCGCTCAAAAATCAAAATTGACTGAAACTAATGCTGATCACGAAACAGTTACTGACATTCTTGAAACAGTTGGTCGCACGGTTTGATCGATTGGCACGCGACATGGAATTTTGTCAAAAGGGATTGGCATAGCCATCCCATTAGATTATGTTTAGAAATATGTAATTGGTTATTGAATATAGTAATAGCACTGTCAGTTAGCCTAACAGTACCTTATACTGATTGGTTGGTTGTTTACCCAATTATATTTGTAGCATTAACTATTAGCATGTTTACCAGCATCAGTCGTGGCAGTTTTGGGCTATTGATGACTACTATGACGCTTTTTATCATTGATGGTATAGGATTTTACAGAGTATTAGTGTTATAATTAACAAAACGCCCACCTTGGGCATGAAGAGTGTGTGTGAGCTAGAAGTCGCACAAAAAGGAAATGAATGAGTTACGTAGACGCACTATTTGATCGAAATAAAGATCGCATATACATCGTAGAACGAGTAAATGGTCAGAGAGAATACAAAGAGTATCCTGCCAACTATACTTTTTATTATGATGACCCCCGTGGTAAATTTCGCACTATATACGATACGCCTGTGTCGAGATTCAGTACACGTGTGGGCAAAGAGTTCCACAAAGAAGTTAAAATCAATTCAGGTAAGCGTATCTGGGAAAGTGATATCAATCCCGTGTTCCGTTGTCTTGAAGAAAACTATCTTGGACAAAAGTCGCCTAAACTACAAACAGCGTTCTTTGACATCGAGGTCGACTTTGATCCTATTCGTGGGTTCAGTCGTCCAGAAGATCCATTTAATCCTATAACTGCGGTATCAGTATATCTTGATTGGTTAGACAAACTAGTGACCATGGTTATCCCGCCTAAGAGCATGAGCTGGGAAACTGCTGAAGAGATTGCCAAGCAATATGACAACTGTTTCTTGATGGAACGTGAAGAAGACCTACTTAAAACGTTTTTAGATTTGATTGATGATGCTGACATCCTGTCAGGTTGGAACTCAGAAGGCTTTGATATTCCTTATATGGTGCAACGTACCAATCGTGTGTTAAGTAAAGATGACACACGCAGATTCTGTTTATGGGGTCAGTTTCCTAAACAACGTGAGTTTGAACGCTTTGGTGCTGCTAACATGACATTTGATTTGATTGGTCGGGTGCATATGGACTATATGCAACTTTATCGCAAGTATACATATGAAGAGCGTCATAGTTATAGTCTAGATGCTATCTCAGAATATGAACTAGGTGAAAGCAAAACACAGTATGAAGGTACCTTAGATCAATTATACAACAAAGACTTTGCTAAATTCATCGAATACAATCGCCAAGATACCGCACTGTTACACAAACTAGATACTAAACTACGCTTCTTAGACCTTGCCAATGAACTAGCGCACGACAACACAGTGCTACTACAAACTACCATGGGTGCAGTAGCAGTCACTGAACAGGCTATCATCAATGAAGCGCATCAACTTGGTATGGTCGTTCCAAATCGTAACCGTGATGAGCAGTTTGACACACAGGCTGCAGGTGCGTATGTGGCAACTCCTAAAGCAGGCATGCATGACTACATTGGTGCTATCGACATCAACTCACTATATCCTTCAGCAATTCGTGCCTTGAACATGGGTCCAGAGACCATCGTAGGACAACTACGTCAGACCATGACTGAACACTATATTAAAGAAAAACAAACATCAGGCAGTAGTTTTGCAGATGCATGGGAAAACTTATTTGGATCGTTAGAATATACTGCTGTGATGAATGGTGAAGTTGGTACGGAGATTACCATTGATTGGGCCAACGGCTCCAGTGATGTCCTAAGTGCTGCAGATGTTTGGCGACTAATCTTTGACAGTAATAAGCCATGGATATTATCAGCCAATGGTACCATCTTCAATAATGAGCGCAAGGGTGTTATACCAGGATTATTAGAGCGTTGGTATGCTGAACGACAAGATATGCAGGTTAAGAAGAAAGAGGCTGTCTCTGATGAAGACACAGCGTTTTGGGATAAGCGTCAACTAGTTAAAAAGATTAACCTAAACAGCTTGTATGGTGCTATCTTAAATCCAGGTTGTCGTTTCTTTGACAAGCGTATTGGACAGTCTACTACATTAACAGGTAGGACTATTGCTCGTCACATGGATGCTTATATCAATGAGTGTATAACCGGCATATATGATCACACTGGTGAAGCGATCATCTATGGTGATACAGACTCATGTTATTTTAGTGCTTATCCGATGGTACGTGCAGATGTCCTGGCGGGCAAGATGGAATGGAACAAAGACATAGCAGTAGGCTTGTATGACAGCATCGCAGATCAAGTTAATGAAAGTTTTCCAGCATTCTGTGAACGGGCTTTCCATGCTCCACGACGTCAAGGTGAACTGATCAAAGGTGGACGAGAAAGTGTATCACTTAAAGGTTTGTTTATTAAAAAGAAACGTTATGCTATCCTGATCTATGACATGGAAGGACATCGTTTAGATAATCACGGTAATCCTGGCAAAGTTAAAGCCATGGGCCTGGACTTAAAGAGATCAGATACGCCAAAAGTTATCCAAGATTTTTTGAGTGACGTCTTATTATCTGTATTAACTGGCGCAGACAGAGATGCTGTTATTACCAAGGTACGTGACTTTAAATTATTGTTCACAGAGCGTCCAGCTTGGGAGAAAGGTACACCTAAACGTGTAAACAATTTAACCAAGTATAGTAAAGAAGAAGAACGTCTAGGCAAAGCAAACATGCCAGGCCATGTGCGTGCGGCTATGAATTGGAACAACTTAAAACGTATGATGAGTGATCAATATAGTATGAGTATCGTTGATGGTATGAAAACTGTCGTATGTAAACTCAAAGATAATCCCCTGGGTTATACTAGTATAGGATATCCAACAGACGAAACACATATACCAGCATGGTTTAAAGATTTACCGTTTGATGATGCTAGCATGGAAACAGGTATTGTAGATCAAAAGGTAGAAAACTTATTGGGTGTGTTAAAATGGCAAATTACTGAGAACACACAGATTGCCACAACATTTGATAATTTGTTTAGTTTTGAATAATGGGTAAACTGTACGATTTAGTTGAATTTAGAAATCATCTAATAGATCAATTAGACCATATTAGTCTAGATAAATCTATACAGGATAAAATTGAATCTCTAGAAAAAACAAAACGTATTTTTCCCCAGTACTCTGAATATTGCGATCAAACTATTAAAAATTATTTTTTGTTACAACAGCAAAGTCAAACAGCAATCAATAGTATACGCAAACAAATATCCAGTCTGAGTTTAGAAATAGATAACACTTCTATAGCAATGTTTAACAATCATGAATATTGCAATAATTTTCATGAAAATCAAATCCGTGAACCCGAATTTAAAAATAATTTAATAGTATCAACAGAGTTAGAAAGTCTTATAGTATCCAAGATAACTGAATATAGCGATTGGCACTATCCTGCACTGCAAATTAATCCAAGGAGTAAAAAGTGGGTAGATCCGATGGTTGCAGGTGATCCACTATATTTAACACATCCTGACATAAATGTTGTAAAAGAAATCATAAAACCCTATCCCGACTTATATCAAAATAGACTGAGGCTTTATGAGATCGTAGATAGAAATTTTTCTAAATTACCGCAGGCACAATTTAGTATTGTGTTGTGTTGGGACTATTTCAATTATCTTAGCATAGAAAAAGTTGAAAAATATGTCAGACAAGTTTGGAATTTATTACGCCCAGGAGGCTGTTTAATGTTTAGTTACAGTAATTGTGATCTAGCAGGACCTACTTTACGTGCAGAATCATGGGCTTGCGCCTATGCCAATTCGAGATGGCTAAAGAAATTGTGCAATGAAATTGGTTATGAAATAAGTGAGCTTAAAGACTTTGAAACAGGAGATGCCTTTAATACACATGTAAGTTTGGCAATACTTAAAAAACCTGGCAAACTTACCACAGTAAAAGCCGCGCAGGCGATGGCGCAAATAATTTACAAATAATTTTATCAAATATGTTGCAAAATCTAAATAAACCACGTATAATCAATTATCAAAGGAGAAACACATGAGAGACCATCTATTAGACATCGTTAAAAACACTTATGGCTTAGGCATTATTGACTTAGTTAAAGTTGCAGGAACAGACACAGAAACCACAATTGAAGCACTAGCAGAAGATCGTAGTGTCATCGTTCAAGCAAAACTAAACGGACCAGTGGCAGAGTTCATTGGTACATTTGGTATGCCAAATCTAGGCAAACTAAACACTATCTTGGGCATTCCAGAATACAAAGACAATGCTAAGATTTCAATCACTACACAAGATCGCAATGGTGCTACTGTACCGGTAGGTTTGCATTTTGAAAATGCTGCAGGTGACTTTAAGAACGATTATCGTTTTATGAGCACAGAGATTGTTAATGACAAACTTAAAACAGTTAAAATGCGCCCTGTAACTTGGCATGTAGAATTTGAACCAACAGTGGCTAATATTCAAAGACTTAAATTCCAAGCAAGTGCTAATGCAGAAGAAAACAACTTCACTGCCAAAACTAACAATGGTAATTTAGAATTAAGTTTTGGTGATCATAGCAGTCACGCAGGTAATTTTACGTTTCAAGCAGGTGTAACAGGTACCTTAAGTAAAAATTGGTCATGGCCGGTTAATGCTGTTATTAGTATCTTAAACCTAGCAGGTGATAAGAAATTTAGTATCAGTGATGAAGGTGCGGCACAGATCACTGTTAACTCAGGTCTTGCTACTTATAACTATATCCTACCAGCACAGAGCAAGTAATGTTTGAGTATTGGAAGAATCAACATACTGCCAGAGGTTTTGTTCCAGGTGGTATGTTTGTTAAAGATAATTTAGTATACATTCCAATACCAAAAAATTCTAGCAGTTATATTGGACAACTGCTATTAAAGAATAATTGGAATATAGGTAATTTTTTGACTACAGATTTAACCAATAAACAATTAATTATTCTATTACGTGACCCTATCGATCGTTGGATTAGTGGGATAGCAGAATACTTGTGTTCATCATTGTTAAAAAATGGTAGGACATCGGATGATATTATTAAAAACTGGAACGGGATTGTGCAAGATTTAGTATTTGATCAAGTAATATTTGACGATCACACTGAAAAACAAGTATACTTTATACAAGGTATTCCTATAAAGAACTGTGTATTCTTTAATAGTGCCAAACAACCAGAACAGGCCGTTAAAAAATATCTGACTACGTACGATGTTGATCTAAATATAGATATAGTCATTGATCGTAATCAAACACAAGGTAACAAATACAAAGAACCCCTAGTAAATTTTCTGCGAGATCAACTTGCACAGAATCCTAGTTTAACTAATAAACTAATGAACACATATCGAGAAGACTACACATTATGGAACGTGATAATTTAACCGCAAAGCAGAAAGACTATGCTGTATTCTTACCAGCATTGAGTGGCTTCTATGCTACCTATGTAGGTAAACAGCGTTTTCCAGATAAGAATGGAAACTTGTATGTTGAAACCACACGTATTCCAGCAGACTTTGAAAATGGTATTGAAGGGCTTAACTGGCTCAATCCAGATGCGGCTTACTTTCCATATCATTGGGCACTGTATTCGGCAGGACACGCAGAACTTGATACTAATAAAGTCAGTCCTAAAGAAGACATGATACGTAATCGTGATCGCAGTAGATCATTTGTCTTAGGTGATAGTGGTGGTTTCCAGATTGGTAAGGGTGTATGGGAAGGTGATTGGAAGAATCCTAACTGTCCTAAAGCACAAAAGAAACGTGAGCTAGTGTTAGCATGGATGGATGCTTACATGGACTATGGTATGATCTTAGATATTCCAGCGTGGGTATGTCGCAGTCCTGAAGGCCGTAAAGCGTCTGGCATCACTAGTTATATGGAAGCAGTTGAAGGCACATATATCAACAATGATTACTTTATGGCGAATCGCACAGGTGCGTGTAAGTTCTTAAACGTATTGCAAGGTGAAAATCACGGAGAAGCAGAAGATTGGTATCAACGTATGAAAAAATATTGTGATCCCAATCAGTATGAACGACCATTCAATGGTTGGGCCATGGGTGGCCAGAACATGTGTGATGTCCATTTAATTCTTAAACGTTTAGTAGCCCTGCGCTTCGACGGATTACTTGAAGAAGGCCTACATGATTGGATGCACTTTTTAGGTACAAGTAAACTTGAGTGGGCATGTTTATTAACAGACATTCAACGTGCTGTTCGTAAATATCATAATCCAAACTTTACTGTGAGCTTTGACTGTGCTAGTCCATTCTTAGCAAGTGCTAACGGACAGATTTATGTCCAGACGGAAATTGAAAATAAAAGCAAATGGACTTATCGTATGATTCCAAGTGTGGATGATAAGAAATATGCTACAGACACACGCCGTTTTCGTGATGCAGTATTACAAGACAACTTGTTCAAAGTATTTACAGAAAGTCCAATAAGTCAACGTTGTACTATTAAAGATATTTGTATCTATAAACCAGGTGACCTAAATAAGATTAATAAAGAAGGTCGAACAAGTTGGGATAGTTTTAGTTATGCCATCCAGATGGGGCACAATGTTTGGAGCCATTTAACCGCAGTACAAACAGCTAATCAAGAGTATGATCGTGGAATAATGCCAGCTATGATGCACAGCGAAACTGCTGACAAGAAAACTCCTAGAAACTATGGAACAAATACTTTCCGTGAGATTGTGGATTTAATATTTGCTGTAGATGACAGAGAAGATGCACTAGCATTGATCGAATATTACAGCGCATACTTTCAAGACATCAGAGGAACACGTGGTGCCACAGGTGACAAAGCGGTTAATGCTGGTACTATGTTTAACAGCTTGTTTGAAAGCAATGAGCCAGAAGAACATCATGTAGATGACAGTGGATTAGACGAGAGCGTATTAGATAATTTAGAAAATGGGTTGGCAGAATATAATGAAGCGTGATTATACAGATGGTGTAAAAGAAAACATAACATACTTCACTGGTGTAGAGATTGAACATACACCTGCTCACGGTATGATGACATTGTTTGTAGTAGGTATACAACATAGTGAAGAAATTATAGCACTAGCCAAAGAAAAAGCGTGTACGCACATCTACTTTGGTGCTAATCAAAGTTTTCCTAAATTAGACACAGATGATGCCGATGGGTGGCGCCCGTGGGAACGTATGATTGATCAATGCTTGACCGCAGGCTTATGGTGTACCCTGGATTTTGACGTCGCAGTAGTACAAGGTGTGCTAGAGTGTACATTTATTGGTCATCGTAGATTTATTCCGCAGATATCGGTTAAACTTCCATACTTGACACAGCTGGGATATAATGCTACAATTAAGCTAGACGATCTGGACTTTGATCATTCAAACCCAGGGGTTTGGTGTCATCGCTTACGTGATTTAACAACAACAGAGAGCTTTACTGATTGGGATCAGTATGGAAAGGATGAGATTATAAAATGATACAAGCAGAACGCGAAAAGATAGATAGAATTATTCAATCAAGCCAAAAGAAAATTTGGGTTACTTTCCAACGTGAAGGTATCCATTGTTTTCCTGCGGCCGCCGAAGATCCTAAACTAGCAGATGTTGCATTCTTAGCTAATCCGCACCGTCATATATTCCACTTCCGTGTAGCAATAGATGTGTTCCATGATGATCGTGAACTAGAGTTTATACAATTTAAACGCTGGTTGGAGTCATTATATGTAAATACAGTATTACAACTAGATTATAAAAGTTGTGAGATGATCGCAGATGATTTGTACGCACAGATCGCTGCAAAGTATCCCAATCGTGATGTTCACATAGAAGTAAGTGAAGATGGCGAAAATGGGTGTTATGTTGAGTATAACAATACTCGTCCTTATCAATCTGTCACTGTATAGGAGAAATTATCGTGGCAAATCCAACTTGGATA